GTGTTTGATTCTCCCCCCAAACGACTCAAGAAGCCACGAAAATGACTGAGAAGGTCATAGAAGGTCACCAACCGACCGAAACAGGCTTAAACGGGCTTCAAACGGTTTTGGGTAGGGACACAGAACCCGCAAATGCGCTTTTTGGCGTCCAAACCCCTCGAATCCACACGCCACTGAACGATTTACCGTCACGCGGGGGTGAATTGATCGACCTTGCCACCAGTTTGGGCATTGAACTTATGGAATGGCAGAAATTCGCGCTTATTCACACACACAAAGTCAAGCCCGACGGTCGGTGGGCTTCACCAGTCAACACGATCGTGGTTGCACGCCAAAACGGAAAATCGTTTTTGCAGCTGATCAGGATTTTGGGCGGTCTCTTTCTATGGGACGAAAATCTGCAAATCGGTTCGGCGCACCGCTTGTCCACGTCGCTGGAACAGTTTAGGGCAATGGTGCAGATCATTGAAAAGAATGATTCGCTTGCCAAACAGGTCAAAAAGATTCGCTGGCAACATGGTGGTGAAGAAATCGAAACGTTGACGGGTAATCGCTTTATTGTGCGTGCTGGCGGTTCGGCTGCGCGTGGTGTTTCGCGACCTTCGACGATTCACCTGGACGAATTACGAGAAATGACAGACATTGAAAGTTTTGCGTCGCTTCGATACACCCTTATGGCTGCGACCAATCCAATGGTCATGGCGTACACAAACGCGGGCGATTCCAGCAGCGTCGTGTTGAATCAATTCCGCGATCGTGCCCTGGCTTCCATTGCAGGCGTTGAAGATGACATTGGCTATTTTGAATGGTCAGCACCAACCGACGAAATCAGCGTGGACAATGCGCGGCACGCCAATCCTTCAATGGGCACACTGATTCACGCAGACAACATCAAATCGGTGCTGAACGACCCCGCTGACGTTGTAATGACTGAAGTGTTGTGCCGTTGGGTTGTAGCAATCAATAGCGCAGTGGACGCCGCTTCATGGGGTAACTGCTTGGATAAGTCGATTGACCTAGACATTGACAAACTGACCTGGTTGGCAATCGATCTTTCTCCCGATCGAAGACATGCTTCATTGGTCGGGGCACAAAAAATCGGCGGCGAACAATTTGTTGTGAAATTGCTGCACACCTGGCAAAACGATCTCCAATTGGACGATAAGGCAATTGCGAACGATCTTGCCGATTATGCGCGCAAATACCCAACCGAATACGTTTTGTATAGCCGAAAGACCAGCGCAGCCGTAGCAGCCCGCCTTGCACCTGCTGGCATTCCAATTTTCGACATGGACGGCGTTTATCCGCAAGCGTGTGACGAAATGTTGTCGGCAATCAATTCAGGGCGTTTAAAACACCGTGGTCAGGCACAATTGTCGGAAGAAGTTTTGGCAGCGGTGCAATTGCGTCGTGGGGACGGTGGCTGGGTCATAGGAAGGCGCGCGTCACAATCGGTCGTTTGCGGCAGTGTGGCAGTCGCACTTGCTACACATTTTGCGACACGCCCAGAGAATGATCTTGACATCATGGTGGGTTGATCGTATAAGCCTGACACAATTTGCACATGGGTTTATTTGATCTATTTGTGCCAAAGGTTGCGGCTGCCGTTCCAGCTGCGCCTTTGGACGTTGACGCTTCACTTGCGCCGTATTTTACTGAAAACAATAATTTTTTCTTGTTCGGCATACAAAATGCCAATCGTGCTGAAGCAATGAGTGTGCCAACAGTTGCCCGCGCACTGGGAATCATTCAAACGATTTCGTCATTGCCAATGCACACGCGCAATGAAGCGACGGGCGAAAAGGTAACGCAACCGCGCGTGATCAATCAGCCTGACCCACGAATCCCAGGTTCAACATTTTGGGCATGGATAATTTCAGATTTGTTTTTCCATAATTCTGCCTATGGCTACGTTATGGAAAGGTATGCAGACACAGGAAAAATTCGTGCAATGGAACGTGTTGCACCTGAGCGCGTTTCGATTACGACAAACGCCAATGGAACAGAAATTGATTCTTACGAAATCGACGGAACACCAATTGACCCAACAAACCTAGTCGTGTTTCCAAATACGCAAGAAGGTTTGCTTGCCCGCGCAGGTAGAACAATCAAGGCTGCTGCGGCACTTGAAAAGGCTTCAATGAATTTTGCCAATGAACCAATTCCACAAATGGTTTTGAAATCAAATGGCACATCACTTCCAGCAGACCGCGTTGCCAAATTGTTGTCATCATGGCGCACTGCCCGCAGCAACAAATCAACGGCATTCTTAAACGCTGACGTAACGCTTGAAACAATTGGTTACGACCCAAAGAATTTGCAGCTAAACGAAGCGCGCAATTATGTTGCACTTGAATTATCACGCGCCTGCGGCTTGCCTGCATACTTTACAGATTCGCAACAATCCAGTTTCACCTATTCCAACGCCTTAGACAAAAGGCGCGATCTCGTTGATTTTGCTTTTAGAAATTACATGTCCATAATCGAACAACGCCTTTCATTTGCTGATTTCACACCAGCAGGCAACAGGGTCATGTTTGATCTTGACGACTTCCTTCGTGGCAATCCTTATGAGCGCGCGCAGGTTTATGAAATCTTAAATCGTATCGGCGCAATGTCGATCGAAGAAATACGCGAGGAAGAAGACATGCTGCTATGAAAAAACTGATCACACCAATTGCAATCACGGCTGCTGATTCAAACAGTCGCACAATTACAGGGCGCATTGTCACATTCGAAGAAACTGGCAACGCTTCAATAGGTAAAGTGCAGTTTGCGAAGAATTCAATTGAAGCGACACCGGTGCTGCTTAATCTTGAACACGACCGCACACGTCGTATTGGCAAAACACTTTCAATTCAATCAACCGATCAGGGCATTGACGCAACATTCAAAATTGCTGAAACAACTGCGGGAAATGACGCATTGGTTGAAGCCGCTGAAGGTTTGCGTGACGGATTTAGTGTTGAAGTCTATTTTGACGAATACGAAACATTGAAAGACGGAACAGTGCGAATTTTGAAGGGTGAAATGACTGGTGTTGCATTAACGTCAGAACCTGCCATTCGATCAGCACGCGTTGCAGAAGTAGCAGCGACAGAAGGCGAAACAGAAATTTCAGATTCGACAATCGAACCTGAAGCACAACCAACAGAAGGAGAAGACGAAGTGGAAGACACCGTCAAAGACGCTTCAACCGCCGAAACGGTAGAAGCCGCCCAGTCAGTAACCGCAAACGTAAATGCTGCGGTCGGTGGTTGGACAACTAAGCCACGCTTAGAGTTCACCGCCGCTAAGTACCTAGAAAACACAATCCGCGCTTCATTGGGTGACGAGAACGCTCGTCAGTACGTTGCGGCAGCAGATGACACAACAGACAACGCAGGTTTAGTGCCTACACGTCAGTTGACTGAAGTGATCAATGGACTAGCAAACACAACACGTTCAGCAGTTGACGCAATTTCTCGCGGCGTATTGCCTGACGCTGGAATGTCATTTGAAATTCCAAAGATCACAACAATGCCAACAGTGGCAGAAACTGCCGAAGCAGGCACACCTTCAGAAACTGACCAGGCTTCAAGTTTCCTTTCAGTATCCGTCAAGAAGTACGCAGGACAACAGACATTTTCCGTTGAATTGCTTGACCGTACTTCACCGCTATTTTTCAATGAGTTATTGACAAACATGTCAGCAGCGTACGCAAAAGCAACAGATCTAGCCGTTTACACTGCACTTGCAAGCGGTGCAACAGCCGACGCAACAACATTGACAACATACCCAACCGCAGCTGAATTGCTTGGTTTTGTTTCACGCGGTGCTGCTTCAGTTTATTCAAACACACAGGGATTTGCGCGCAACATTCTTGCGAACACATCACAGTGGGCAAACCTAATGACATTGAACGATTCAGGTCGTCCAATCTACATGGCTGCACAACCTTCAAACGCGGGTGGTTCAGTTCGTCCCGATTCAATTCGTGGAAACGTTGCAGGACTTGATCTTTACGTCACCGCAAACGTACCTTCAGCAAATGACACTGACAAAGATGATTCAATGCTAATCATCAACCCAACTGCATACACATGGTATGAATCACCAACGTATCGCTTACGCGCTGACGTTATTGCTTCAGGTCAGGTTTCAGTTTCAGTTTACGGATACGGTGCAATTGCAACGAAAATCGGTGCAGGCGCATTCGGTATCAATAAGACCTGATAACTAACCCCAACTAATCATGCGGCGGGTTCTCCCGATCTCGCCGCAGCCGATCGAAAGGAAACGGACATGCCAGTCATTGTCACTGCAAGCCAATTGCGCACGGTGCTTGGTGTGTCCGTTTCACTTTATTCAGACAGTTACCTGGACGAAATCATCAACACCGCTGAAGCCGTCATTTTGCCCATGTTGGTTGCAAACACTTCAGCCGTTAACGCTTACAAATTAGAATCAAACATTGCTTATTTTTACACCCAACGCGAACACCATTTTGTTGCTGGTCAGTCAGTCATTGTTGCTGGTTTGCCTGCACCATTCACGGCGACCCACACGGTCGTGACGGTAACACCGTACTATTTCACCGCTTCACTGACTTCAACAAACGTCACATTGCGCGAGATAATTCCAACAGGCACTGCAACACTTTCAGGCTATTCCGCAGCTGATTTGTACGCAACCAGTGCGCCAATTGAATCAGCCATTTTGGCAGTTAGCGTTGAAGTCTTTCAGTCACGCGTTGCAGCAGGCGGTCAGATCGAAGGCGTTGATTTTACTTCGACGCCGTACCGTATGGGGCGCAGCCTGACCAATCGTGTTTCCACGTTGCTTATGCCGTACCTGGACGTTGAAACGGTCGTTCAATAAGTGCCAGCCAATGCCGTTTCCGAAACCCGCGCAGCCTTAGCCAACGCCTTCAGCGCGTTATCGGCGACCTGCTATGCAAGCGTGCCTGAATCGCCAATTCCACCCGCCATTGTAATCGTGCCCGATTCGCCTTACATGGAAGTTGTTTTGATAGGCAAGGCAAAAACACAGGTCAAAATCAATTTTGCAATTACTGCCATTGTTGCTTCAAATAGCAACGCAGGTTCACTAGACAACCTGGAAAAACTAATAATCGGAATTCTTGCGGCAATGCCCGCAGGATACGTCGTGGGCGTTGTTGAAAAGCCAACGGTGTTGGAAGTAGGACAAAGTCCAATGCTGGTCGCTGACATCAATGTTTCGACTTACTACACACAAACAAACTAGGGGACAAAATGCCAACGACAATCATTACGGGTCGCGATCTAGTCGTGACCATTGCCACAGTTAATTATGACGCGCAGGCGACCAGCGCAGTCTTAGCAAATTCACCAACGGTTGAGACTTACCAAACGCTTGACGGTAAGGCTTACAAGCACATTGACGACCAGTGGACATTTGACGTTTCAATGCTTGCTGACTGGGGCGCGACTGGTTCATTGTGCGAAGCACTATGGACTGCATGCGAGACTGCGCCAAACACAACATTGGCGGTTTCACTAACTGCCGTGACTGGTGCGGTTTTTGCATTTAACGTCATGCCAGTATTTCCAGCAGTCGGCGGGGCAGCACCTGACGCGCAGACAGTTGACCTATCATTTATCGTGGTTGGAACACCAACCGAGACATTCAGCTAAAAACAACTAATCGGGAGACAAAATGAAGTTACCAATAACAATTGAATACAACGACGGCACGCAGATCACGTACACCGCTGCGCCGCCTGAGTGGGTTAAATGGGAAAAGCAAACGGGCAACACAATTGCCCAGGCGCAAGAGAAAATCGGAATTTCCGATTTAGTCTTTCTCGCTTATCACGCCATGAAGCGCGAAGCCGCTGGGAAACCAGTCAAGCCAATCGAAGCATGGACGGAAACCATTTCCGAAGTGATCGTCGGTGAAGCAAACCCAAAAGCCACCCAGTCGGAAGCCTAAGCCGAATCGTTTGGGAAGTAGCCCTGGCAACGGGGCTACCGCCCAGCGAATTTGAAAGTGCCGAAGACATTTTGACGGTCATTGAAATCTTAGAAAGGCGGGCAAATGGCAACTGACGCGATCAGTTATGACAAAGCGGAATTGCGCGCCATAACCCGTTCATTCAAAGCAATGGACGAAGAAGCAACCAGCCAGGCGAAAGTCATCAGCAGCGAATTGGCGGACTATGTGCGTTCAAGCGTCATTGACGCAGCCGCTTCAAGCACGACAAATCAAATCGCCAAAGTCAGAATTGCCACTGGTGCGAAGGTTTCGAAGTCTTCCAAAATTGGTGAAATCAGTTACGGATTCGCCGCGCAAAAGTTTTCAGGCGGCGGCACGACGCAACAATTGTGGGCAGGTAACGAATTCGGTTCAAACAAGAAAAAGCAATTTCCAGTGTGGTCAGGTCGTGAAGGTCGCGGTTCGCGCGGTTGGTTTATCTATCCGACATTGCGCAGAATCCAACCTGAAATCGTCAAGCGTTGGGAAAATGCATTCATCAAGGTTGTGAAGGAGTTTGACTAATGGCTGGCAGTCGTACCCTTAAACTTTCCATTCTTGGCGACGTTGACAATCTAAACAAATCGCTGAAATCTGCAACGCAAGACGTTGATACCTTCGGCGATAAAATTGGCAAAACTGGCAAAATGATCGGCGCAGCCTTCGTCGCTGCTGCCGCTGCTGCTGGTGCTTATGCCGTCAAAATAGGCATTGAAGGCGTCAAAGCCGCCATTGAAGACGAGAAGGCACAAACACAATTGGCATTGGCGTTGGAGAACGCTACGGGCGCGACAACGGCGCAAATCGCTGCCACCGAACAATCAATTCTTCAAATGTCACTTGCAACTGGTGTGGCTGACGATCAATTGCGCCCAGCATTGGGTCGCCTGGTTAGATCGACGGGCGACATCACAAAGGCGCAAGAGTTACTTTCAACCGCACTTGACGTTTCAACTGCAACAGGCAAACCGCTGGAAACAGTGGCAAACGCGTTGGGCAAAGCGTACGACGGAAACACCGCAGCCCTGGGCAAATTGGGAATTGGTCTTTCAGCTGCTGAATTGAAAACAATGGATTTCACCCAGGTGCAAGGTCGCCTTTCAGATTTATTTGGCGGGGCTGCTGCGCGTAACGCTGACACATACGCAGGACGAATTGCACGCATGCAGGTTGCCTTCGACGAAGCAAAAGAAACAATTGGTTTTGCGTTGTTGCCTATTCTTGAAAAGGTAATCAACTTCATCAATCAAAACGCATTGCCAGCAATCAATGCATTTTCAAAAGCATTCAGCCTGGACGGACAAGGACTTGGCGGGACAATCACAACCGTTGGCAACATCATCACCAGTGTTTTCACGCCGATCATCAATGGCATGATCAAAGCCTTTTCGTACGTCAAAGACGCAATCGGTGACAACCTAGACACATTCAAGGAATTCGGCGGATACATTGCAACGTATCTTGCGCCCGTCATTGGCACGGTACTGGGCGGGGCTTTACAGGTAGCAGGCAAAATTGCAGGCGGTGTCATTGACGTCATTGCTGGCGTTGTTAGAATCTTGAACGGTTTAATTTCCGGGGCGGTTGCTGGAATTAACGCATTGATTTCGGCTTACAATTCAATTCCATTCTTGCCAAACGTTGGAAAGATTTCAACACCAACGGTCAGTGTTCCGTCAATTAGCACACCAGGCATTTCAACTTCAGTTCCAAAAATCCCAAGCATTCCAGCACCGTCAACGGGTGGGGGCGGTGGTGGGGGCGGTGGTGGTGTTTCAGCAGCAGTCATGTCGGCTGCCACGGCAACTGCTTCAACGGGTATCACTGCGGGTTCAAGTTTCAATCCTGGTTCATTCCGCATGGGTGAAGAAAAAGACCGTGTTGGTACAACAATCAATGTCAACGTGACGGGTGCATTTGATAAGGAAGGCACTGCGCGCACAATCGTTGAAACCTTAAATGATAGTTATTACCGCGGCACGAATGGCGCACGCGGACTGATAGCGATTTAACATGACGCAGTGGTCACCTATTTGGAAAGTCGAAATTGACGGCATTGAATATACAGACGCGGTTTTGGCTAATCTTGTTATTCAAAGCGGTCGAACAAACATTTATGAGCAAGCCCAAGCGGGATATACCAACATTCAGCTGATCGACGTTAACCAGGCAACAATCCCAGTCGCAATCAATTCAACCATTTCGATTCAGGTTAAAGATACGTCAAACACATTTGTTCCAATCTTCGGCGGTAACGTCGTGGACATTGGTTTAGAAGTCCGTGACGTAGGTTCGACCATGTTTACGCAGACTTATTCGATCACGGCATTGGGCGCATTGGCGCGTTTGCCAAAAGCCTTAACCAACGGCGTGCTTTCAAAAGACTTCGACGGCGATCAGATTTACACAATACTTTCGGACTTATTGCTTAACACCTGGGCTGAAGTTCCTGGGGGGTTAACCTGGGCAACTTATGACCCAACAACAACGTGGGCAAATGCTGGAAATGTTGGTTTGGGTGAAATTGATCGTCCAGGCGATTACGAATTGGCAGCACGTTCAAGCGATCGAACCGACGTGTATTCATTGGTTTCAGCCCTGGCAACTTCAGGGCTTGGCTACATTTACGAGGACGCGCAGGGGCGCATTTCCTACGCTGACGCCACACACCGCAGTCAATACCTTCAGTCAAACGGTTACGTTCAAATAACCGCCAACCAAGCCCGTGCGGCTGGCTTGCGTATTCAAACCCGTGCGGGCGACGTTCGCAACAATTTAACAATCAAATACGGCGCAACCAGCAGCAGTGAACGATCAGCCAGCGACGCAACTTCAATTCTGACTTATGGCACGCTTTCCCAAATCATCACGACAACACTTCACAATGCAACTGACGCGGAAGACCAAGCAGACTTCTATTTGGCACTTAGAAAAGACCCGCAGCCAATCTTTAGCGAAATTACCTATGACTTGACCAATCCTGAAGTGGACAATTCTGACCGTGACAATTTGATCGGTGTCTTTATGGGCTTGCCATTGTCTATCAATGACCTACCGTCAAACATGGGTTCAATCTTTCAGGGTTTCGTCGAGGGCTGGACATTCCGTGCAGGTTACAACACCCTTTCGGTTTCGCTTAATCTTTCGCCCGTTGCTTATTCGTTGCAGGCATTGCAGTGGGACGAATTTTCCAACACATTTACCTGGTCGGGCGTGTCGCCAACGCTTGACTGGGCGCGTGCAACAATTATCACTTAACAAGGAGACAAACTATGACGAACCCGACGACCCCCTTTTCGTGGCAAATGCCGACGGCGACCGATTTGGTCACGGATTTGCCAGCAGATTTTGAAGTTTTTGGACAAGCCGTTGCAACGTCAATGGCTGATTTGCTTGGTGGCACAACAGGTCAAATTCTTTCAAAAGCGTCAAACACTGACATGGACTTTACATGGGTGACAAATGACGTTGGCGACATCACTGCCGTCACTGCTGGCACTGGTATTTCAGGCGGTGGCACAACTGGCGCGGTCACAGTGACAAATTCAATGGCAACTGCAATTGACGCAAAAGGTGATCTTATTGGTGGCACGGGCGCGGATACATTTGCACGTTTGGCAGTAGGCGCAAACGGCACAGTTCTTACAGCAGATTCAGCAGAAGCCACGGGATTAAAGTGGGCTGTTCCTGCAAGCGGATCAACTTTTGTTGGGTGCGCTGTAACAAGATATGATCAAAGCATCAACAGTGGAACGTGGACTGCAATAACTTTTACAGTTGAAGATTATGACACAGACGGATTTCACAACAATTCAACTAATACCAGCAGAATGACAATTCCAACTGGTAAGGGTGGAAAATACCAATTAACTGCAAGCGGTGATTTTAACGGCGCGGGAACTGGTGGAACATTTAGAGGAATTAGACTTTACAAAAATGGTGCGGTTTATGAAAGTCCAACAA